TGAATATGAACGCATAGGCGATACCACGCTTCGCCTAATTAGCATAGAGAACCACGAAGGCACACGCGAGGCTCATGCGCGTGTTTGCAAGGTTCTAGATGCGTTGGAATGGACTGTCGATGATGATAGTGTCGAACGCATCACAAATCAACCGAGCAACGAATCCCTAGCAGACCAGCAACGCGCTGAAATGCAGAGGATTCAATCTATAGTTAGTGGTTGGACATGCCCTAACGAAGAGTGTGGGACACATCTCACTGAGTTCAATTTAGAACTATGTGAGTGGACAAATCATGGCGACCATGAGTTCTTGAATCCCGACACTGGTGAAACAGGGTCAGCAGAAAGGTGGTTAGCACACATTCAGTGCCCTAATTGTGATACTGAAGTCCCTATGAATCCACTAGATTATGGCTATTTAGCAGGGGAAGACATGTTCTATACTTGGAGAATTAGTGATACAGAATGCTTGCGCGTCCTCACAAGAGAAGGGACAGTAGAACTAATTGATTCTGGAAAGATAGGAATAGCGTTAGGAAGTAGAATCCGAGATATGGATATTCCTCCACATATGCAAGGTACTTACTGTGTCTTACAGAAACTGGATGAAGAAGAATAATCAAAATCGACGGCAAACACCGTCCACCATTTATAATCCTCAACCACCCCAGAGGTATTGGTGATGTATTTTGAACAACAACAAAACCGGAATGAATGACCGATTGGCCGTAATTGGAACAATCGAAGAAACGAACGACAAGCAAACCAAGTTGCTGTATGAAGCCACTTCGGGCCGAAGGTCCGTATGGATTCCTAATATAGCAATCATGGAACGAGTGAAGATGAGCGAAGGCCAAACAGCAATACTGATTGGTGATGTGAATCTATCACATGGACCATACAACCCCAGCAAGAACTTTGCTGGTGGTAAAGCCCCATTGGTAAATGACCCTGAACATATCGAGGTCATTGATGCTCTGGAGAGTGGCGTGGCTGCTCAGAATGTTCGTTTCATGATGAACGAAGTGAATAATGCGAGTACTAGTTTACTGGATGATTTCATGATGGGTGAACCCACAGTAGTATCTGAAGATGACTTTGACGACAGTGTTCCTGTCGTTGTAATCGAAACCGATACTGATGTCGGCGAGACTTGGGATGGAGCGATAACCTTTGGTGGTCGAGAATCTGTGATTGCACATGATTGGCGATTCAATCCTGTGATGAAGCCACTATTTACTGCATATCAAGTAGATGAAGGTTCAACACCGACCTTCGCACCACTATCTGATGCAAAGGGTCGACCTATCTCATTTGGTGTGTTCAACCCAACTTATGCTGATGACCACCGACCTGAAGGTGCGTTACTTGGAACTGTTGGTAAGGATTACTATCCCCTTGCATACCATACAGTATGTGACCCCATCCTAGAGATGGCATCCCAGAATGATTGGAAGGCTAAGGTCTATGCTTACAACGAAGGTGGGAAGATGCGTCTTGACTGTGATGTTTCACAGGCTGCTGGAACAAAGCAACTAACAAAGCAACGTCTAATTGAAGGTGGGCACCGTTGGATTGATACTGATGTGCTTGGTGAATCAGCCCGTAGTTTAGATGGACTATACCGATACGGATTCAGTATCAATAACTCTCTTGATGGAACAAGAGCATTGTCTGTCCGTGCTGTCGCTATGAGGATGTACTGCACCAACATGGCTGTAATGGGAGGCTCACAGACATTGGCTGCATTGAAGCATACTCAAGGTGCTATGAAGGACCGAGATTGGGACAAGTTCGCAACCAACATCAACGATGTAATCGTCGCTGCTCAGAGACAGTTGGTCGAGATGGAATTCATGCAACACATCCCTGTTGATGTTCAGTTGTTTGAGCGACTGATTACTCTATGTGAAACGAAGGGATTGGTATCATGGCCTTCTGTTAAGGACGTTGAGAAGAACGGCCAAGTCGTTGGACACAAGGTAACTGGTGGACACATGTGGCGTCTGGCTCTTGATGGTTGGACTAACCCTCAGAATGACTGGGTTAATGTCGATAGCAGTCAACAGAACACCTTGTATCACGCATACAATGTCTTGAATGGGGCAATCACACACAAGCCTGAATGGACCGATGGAACACAGAGATTGAAGGGCCGTGTAATTGGTCTTGATACTCTTGACCGTCGTCTATCCACTGTCCACGATGTAATGACTGGGGTCATGACTCAGACCATCGAAGAATACCGAAAGGATGCCGATGTGAAAAAGATAGGTCTTGACGACATCAACGACATGAAGTCCTATATCGATGAGAATGGACTTATCCGATTGAACGAGGTTCCATTGGCTTCTGAAGTCATTGGTCTTTGATGGTTAATAATAGGTCAATAAGGAGAGATAGAAATGAGTACAATAGACTGGGGAGCAGTAAAACACGCAAAGGGACGACACACTGTGGTCAAGAACAGAGCGAATGCAATCATCAGAATGGCTGCTGAACGAAATGGGAGAATATCCATCAGTTCAGTATGCCATGAGATGTTCTGTAATCGTAAGACCATCATGACGGCTGTTAACTACATCGTCGAAGATGGGTTAGGAGTCATGTATCTGGAAGATGTGTTAGAACTAACAGGTGGGACAGATGGTGACGAACCAGAATCAAAACACCTTGATGCTCTATACTATGGTGGTTGTAGTTACTGCGTCGATGCTGTCGTAGAACCATTTGTTGAAGGAGGAGATGAACCTGTGAGAGAGGCAATACGACAACAATTCCATGTATGCAAGGGTTGTCTATCATCTCAATTACCAGACCCAATGAAAGCAACAGTCGCAAGAGGTACTGGTATTGAACAAGCATACCCCACATGGAATAATCCTCGGATTGGGGAAGCAGTAGTATTGGAGTTTCAAGAATGGATGTATGCACAGAACGAGAAGGAGCAATTCCAATTGTATGCTATCATAACTCTACCTGAATCAGATGAACCTGAGGAACGATGGTCACTCTGCTTTACCTATGACGACGAGAACGTCCCAACCAAACGATACTCTCGTGGATACAAGTGGCTCAAGAAGCAGAAGGGACATGTGGACCATCTAATAGATACCAAGTTGGTAATATCTCGGGAGCAATCGAAGACGAATACCGATAAGTGGTTCTGGTCATGGACCTCACACCCTCGGCTACCATATCATCTACAGAAGAACATGCAAGTTCAAGCAGATGTAGATACAACAGTGGAAATGGATGGACATATGATACCAGCAGATGTGAATCTACCTGAACATCATATCCATAGTATATCTGACCGTGGGAACTACACCATCATTCGCATCAACAAGAATGTGGTCGAGAGTAATTCTGACCGTGTAGATGAACTTGAAACAGCAATTCGCCAATTCGTAATGGGAGAGATTACCGTTAGCGACTTGGCTCAAATAGGAGTTGGACAGCAATGAGCAAACGCAAAGGACGTAAGAGAGGACGAAGGACTGCAGTAACTAGAGGACCAGCGAGAGGGTCAATCCCTCAGAATGTCCCACCTAAACCATACAATAAAGGAAGTGGGGCGGGTTCAGTGGAAGAACCATATGCATCTACTGGTCGAGGAGCAGATACTCGAACAAGAAAACTGTCTGACCGAGTGATGGCAGCATTACGAAATCTGGGTGGTACTGCTACCAAAGCACAACTACTAGATTACTTGGGAATGCAGGGTAGAGATTCGTTACGACCAGCACTTAGATATCTGGTGAACGGTAAGCGAGTCGGTATCGATAAGAGCAATGGTAGTTATTACAAATACTTCATCATCCCAGCAGCAGTAGGTCACAATCAACGACTTCTAGAAGCAGGGAAGATAGAACCACGTACTTGTAAGGGGACAACGAAGGATGGCTCACCATGTAAATCTCCTGACCTCTTCGTTCGTGAATCTGGATACTGTGCAAATCATGACCCAAAAAAGGGGATTCGTCGAGGCGGACGACCTCCGAAGATGATTACGATGGATACGGAATTCCTGAAGTCCCCAAGAGAAGCCAAGATACAGAATACCAATCCATACTTCTCGCCGCATCCTAGAGCCATAGCATGGAAACCTGACTCTGAGAAGGGGACGATGACTATCACGCTTACTCGAGAACATATGGACCTAGTATATCCTGAAGGAGCCATCGATGATAATCTACGACAAGTGGTGTTGGACTTCTTGGCTGGTAATGCTACAATGAAGGACTTGAAGGAGGCGGTAGAATGAGTATGGAAGAACATATAGAATGGATACTGATGGTGAACGACGCAACAAGACGATTGGGTGTGAAATGATGGTTCTTACACCATTCGCTCAGGCCATGCCTGAATATCTATTCAGCCAATGGCAATGCGGTGAGTGCGGAAGCCCGTTCACTGATAAGTGGGAAGCAGAGGAATGTTGCTCACATATGGAGGTGGTCAAGTGAACATATTCGTATTAGATGAAGACCCAGTGAAAGCAGCGCAAGCGATGGACTGCGTAAGAGTGCCGAAGATGGTAACTGAAAGCGCACAAATGATGGCATCAGCCCTGCGCCGACATGGTGCTACTGATGACCAGATGCCACTTACCAAAGCAGGTAAGCCCTACAAGGGTGGTTATCACCACCATCCATGCACCCGTTGGACGGGTGATAGCGAGGCTAACTTCGCTTGGCTTACCCGTCATGCGATAGCCTTGTGTAATGAATATAAGCAACGCTTTGGTAAAACTCATGCTTGCGAGCGACCCATACGTTCGATGATTGGTTTAGTGCATTTGTTCCCAGACCAATACCCAAGTCCCGAAGCAGCACTCACACCATTCGCTCAGGCCATGCCTGATGAATACAAAGACGATGACGCTGTAGTAGCATACCGAGCATACTACAAATCAAAAGCGGACAGCAAAGGCGGTGTCCACTATAGACATACATCTCCACCTGATTGGTGGGAGGACGAAGTAAAACTGGAGGACTGGATATGAACTGGTTGAAGAAAAGAAAGATAAGAAAATTGGAAAAGGAACGAGAAAGAGTTAAACAAATGGAAAAAACAGTAGACGAAACATGGACTAAACTACTAGAAGAATGGGGTCAAGCCAAAGAGCCACCCCACTTGACTGTAGAAGATAGAAGTACTATTGATGACGAATACGCTGTGAAAAGCGAAGCATTTGAAAAAATAACAAATGCATTATTCTGTAGGCAAATGGAGTTGACTGGTCAAATAATCGATTTGCGTTTGCCAAAAGGAAGTGAAAAAAATGAGTGAGGAAGACACACAAGAAGGAACGGGATGCCCCTGCAATGGTGAGAACTGCAGTGGGGGACTTGGATGGAATTGGAAAACACAAGACCTAGGAAATAGAATTGCCGGTCATAAGGCCGGACAAACATGGGTCGAAGTGTGTTCTGTATGGAAGGAGGAGTATGGTGATGAACTACCACCAAACCCTCCGGGCATATCAGATATAACCAACTACATGCCAGAATATGGAAGAAGTGGAAATAGTTTCCACAACCAAAAGGGGGGACAACAATGACTGGTGATAAAATGATTCCAAATGAGGTATTTGAACAACTGTTCTTGGAAAACCTATTGACGGGAGAAGAACTGTCGATAGTCCACCATCGGAGTGAAGAACCTGTTGGTTACAAGGCACAAGTGGAAGATGGATTGATTCTGTCTGTTCAGGTTTGGCATGGTGGAGTAACGTCTGCTATCATTGGACGAGATGGGAAGCCTAACGAAGAATGGCCCAACCAAGTTCTAAACACCATCAACAATCTAGTATTGGAAAACATTGGTGAAGACCCATACGGAGAGGAGGAATGAACATGACTGAATACTATGTAACTAAGTGTGTAAAGTTTCAGATTCTTATAGAAGCAGATAGTGAACAAGAGGCGTATGATATGGCATGGGATTTCAATGAGCAGACGGAAAAATTGAATGGGAAACGAGTCACTGTCCGAGACTATGCTATTGAACACATCGAAGTAGAGGAGGCGTAATCATGGTGGAAATAGAAGCAACTTATGATGACGAGTATTACGAAAACGATTGTTTAGAACACCATCAAGTTTCTAGGATTCTTAGTGAAGCACACAAAATGTTTCACCACCATCATCCAGATGAGGGACCATACAATGCATTAGATGTACTAGGATGGGTAAGAACCAATCTTGAGAACTTCATAGATATTTTTGTGGAGGTGGAAGAAGATGAGTCGTGATTATTCTAATCAAGAGAACGTCACCTATGGTAGTATTCCTGTGAAGGGAGCCAGTGCATCGAACTTCAGTATCCGAGTCGACATGATTAGATTCCTTGATGACGATACTAAGAAAGAAGTGGACATCCGTGTGTGGTCTAATACTGGACGACCATCCGGTAAAGGCATTCGTATGACTTTAGAACAGGCTAAGGAAATTCAATCAGCACTCCAAGGTCTATTGGCTGATGTAGGGATGATGAAGAATGAGTAAGATAGAAGATATAGCAGAAGAACTGAGACATTTACAAGGTGCGTTAAACCATCTTGAAAGAGCGATAGATGAATACGAATCTATAGACTGGCCGACTGGGGTGTATCCACCCCATCATGTAGAGATGGAAATGGAGGAAGCACGCTCTCAAATAGATGAAAGGATACAAGAGATAGAAGATAAACTGGAGAGGATATAATGATACGCCCAAGATGTCCTGAGTGTAACGCTGTTCTCATCAGAGAAGGTGACTGGGATGATACACCTACTGGTCGCTGTGATTACTGTGGTTGGCCGAACAGGTATGACGAGGAGGAAGAGTGATGGCTAAAACTCCGGCGGCGAAATTAAAATCACAGTTCGATTCCTATGAACAAATGATTAACACAATCGTTAGCAGTATCACCAGTTTAGAGGGCGCACCTCAAATGTTTTCCAATGTTGCTAACAAATTGTGCAATAGATTACTAGAAGAAAACATGGGTGTGCTACCCCACAAACTAGCGGTGGATTCACTATACTTGACTTGTAATGCGTTAGGTGTCTCCATAGGTGCAAAGAGAATGGGAAGATTGTGTAAGAAATTATTCCAAGTAAATACAAGACCTGAGGTCCATAAGTGGATACATCGAGAAGGGAAGATGGACATAGTATGCGAAATCCTCAAGTGCGACCCATCTGACCTCCCCATGAGAGGGGCATCTGGTGAAACTGTGGAAGGCATCTACGCAAGCGCAACTGATTCGGAATGAATCTTCAGGGCGAAAGCGTCGTAATCTAATACAGAACTTCGTTGAATCTGATGATGAGTGGCTTGATGCGGTTATACTATGGTTCGATGATGAACCACGCATCAGTACCAATTGGTTCACATCAAGAGTGACCAAGTACTTTGGCATCCACGCTGAAGAATGGGTAGAACTGACGGAAACATCGCCCATTGTCCCATTACTCGCTTCAGAGTCGTTAGACAACCCTGAGAGCGATTGGTCTGTCGATGACGCATTCATAGTCCTATCGTCATTAAATGGTCGAGAACTAGGTTCCATAGTCGAATCTTTGTCCGAATCAGAAGCATATCTGTTTTGGCAGGTGGCACTGGGGGAAGCACCCCCTCTCAGTAAGAGAGATTTCCTCCGTGCCATCGCCCAGTTTACTGATTATACCACAGAAGAACTACGTCAGTGTGCTGCTCATACACCATTTCTAGAGATAGTGGAGAAGGCTGTTGCCGGAACACTGTGCATCGATACCGAAATTACAGCCCACAGTCCCTTGAAACCCCCTGCAAGGTATCTCAGATGGGGGAAATTATCACTACCATACGACAAAACTATAGTCGATGTAGTGAATAGCCCTAGACACTTTCTACATTATACAGGGTCTGACGCAATCATATACTCTCGTTCTGGTGAAGTATTACAATCTTGGGAGAGTACTAGACTAGAAGGCATATTCGAGATAGAGTGTAGTGAGGACTGTGACCCTTCCACCGTCATTTTGTGTGACGTTCTATTGGATAGTCAAACACATTTCTACAATGAACCATACACTCATCGTCAATCTCATCTGAAAGAAACGTATCCTGAGAGAAGTCGAAACAGGGTATATCAAATCGAAACGACATCAGAATATCGAGAGATTCTGAGGGCACTTGAATCACAACAGCGGATTAGATTACTACATGATGGACCATACTACGATAGTCAGTTCATCGGAGGGTATGTGGCTCAACAACAGATGCTCAACATGCCGTTGCTTATCACTCATGTTAGGAAGATGAATGGTATCCACATTCGGTTTTCAGCAATGGATGGATACACTCCAGTATATCTTGGACAATCTGTATGTCCCGATGATGTATCAAATGCTCTCCGTAACCACCCTCACTTTGGTCCACGTATGGATGATGTGTGGACACCAATGGATGATATTGGTTGTATTATCTGGGTCAGCGCTGTATCCATCAAATCGTCCAATGGGAACTATCATCTTGAAAATCCCATGCTTCTCCATGTGGATACAACAATGGGATACAGCGACGTAATCCAACTAGCGGACATACTAGTATTAATGCCGGAGTGATATTAATTGTATTAAGTATCATTTATACTAATATTAACAATAATTGTAAGGAATACTTGTGATACAAATGATACAATTCGATGATATGATGTTGGGATGGTTAGCACGAGAAGTGCGCTTCAGTATATCGATTTTCTTTGCTCCGAAAACACCAATTGGTTACCAGATTAAACGCACGGCCACGCTTACACGGAAACCAGAACCATTGTTCTCCGAATGGATGGAAAGGACACACGGGATATCATCAAGAACGATTCAAAAGAAAGAATCAATCGAGAAAATCATTGAAATCTTAACACCGGTGCGCGAATTGGTCTATGATAAAACGGGTATGGATAAGATGATTCATTCTATTGAAACTCATCCCAGACTATGGAATCATGATGACGTACTACGATTTGTACTATTAATGGACAAAACCGAATAATCTTCGTTCATTTATAATCCTCAACCAATCCAGATGGTATGATGAATCGGCAATGGCGTGAAAGATACCGACCGAAAACAATCGACCAAATGGTTGGTTGTCCAGAATTCCGAGCAGATTGTGAAGAATGGCGAGATGCTGGGAGATATCCAGCGGGGATATTGGCTGTTGGTCCACCGGGGACCGGCAAGACAACTGCAGCCGGTGTTGTGGCTCGTCAGATGCTCGGTGAATGGTTTGACCCATTGAACTATGTTAGATTCAATGCTTCTGATGACCGTGGAATCAATTTCGTTCGCAATGAAGTGAAACAAATTGCTCAGCAAGGTGGTATTGGAACGAGTCGTAAAGTCATTCTGTTTGATGAAGCCGATGGTCTAACCAAACAAGCACAAGATGCATTGAGGAATACGATGGAAGAATGTGCTGATTATGTATTGTTTTTCTTGACCGCTAACGATGAATCTGCAATTATTCCAGCATTGAAGTCAAGGTGCATGACGTATCGATTTGCCCCATCAGACAATCGTTCTGCTAAGGTACTGTTTGAACGCATTGCCAATGAAGAAGATTTACCCTCATCTTGGAATGAACATTTTGAATATCTAAATGAGGTCACCAATGGTGATTTGCGAAGTGGTGTAGATATTCTACAATCATTACCGAGGGAGGATGATTCCCTTGAAGCACGATTGTTGGTTGAACAGGCCGACTTCAGTAATCCTGCATTGTCCGTCGCCGCTGGTGACTGGCAAGCATTGAACATAGAACTACGGAAGGTGGCATCCAAAGGGATACCCCGTCTGTATGTTATGAAAAAGATGCGAGATAGCATCTATTCCCTCGGGTTGACTCCCGACCAGTACTATTCCTTCCTTGTGACTTGGGGTGAGTTCGTAGAGAGAGTGCATACATGGCCAGCAGGCGATGACTCTTACTACGACTACTTCGTAGCCACATTGAAGGATAGGACAAAAACAACAGAGAGATGATTGAAATGGTGTTTGATACAAGCAAAAAGAATGTGAATGAAGAAAGCGAATGGCCTGATGGGGTACTTGAACGTCTGCAAGGATATGCAGACGCAAGTGGTATCCCGGTTGCTGATGCCCAGCAAAAGTTCGTGGAATACTTGTCGGACAAGTATGCCGTGGACAACTGGCAAGATGAGGATGAAGATTTCCTTATCGAAGCCTCCGAGGGTATGGTAGTAACTCGTCGCAGTGGTGGCGGTGGTCTACAAACTGAGAATTGGGTAGGTATGTTCGTTGGGAGCGATGGTAAGACCAGAGACAAGCGTAGATGGCTTCGTGAACAAGCGCTAAATGCGTGGAACGAAGACCCAGATAAGGCTGTTAGTGCTGGTATCGTGGCAAGGTGCGTCAAGGAAAATGGTGTCTGGTGTCTGGTAAAGGCAGATGGCACCCACCCTACAGAAGAACCTGAAGACACGGTGCCGTGGTTCCTATTGAATACAGATAAGGGACCAATTGCGTTACTGCAAACTGGTGAGTGGTCATCGAAGGGTGACCCTATTAGGCACGAGTTGCTTGCTAGGTATCATTACTTCCTCGGTAATACGGAGAAGGAGTTTGGTAATAGTGTGGGATTGTTCAGATTGGAATCAACTGATGTGAACGCACAAGTTGCTGAATGGAAGCCATGTCGATTGAAGGTGGTTCCTAACACAAAGGAGAATCAGAATCCTGACTTTGCTGATGTGTTCCGCCTACCTCGTAAATGGACCAATGATGTGGTATATACTACTGACTTCGTGGAAGCAGACCTACAACCACAACTTGCACCGGAGAAGTTCGCTGTGAACCCAGCGGTCCACAATAACTTCTGTTCACTAACAGATATGTTAGAGCGATATCATTCTGGATTGAAGGAGGTCGCCGGACTGAACCCGATTGGACCTCTTGGGATTATCAAGGGGAAGGTCACTTCACTATTCAAGGAAGGATGGGATAACGAATACGACCCATCTGGTAAGTCATACAATCTTCGTCTGACTTCATGGGACTTGCAACGAGAGCATCCATCAGGACTTCGTTCGGAAGTTAATGTAAGAATCAGTGGTCATCACCGTGAGAATTGCCACGCATTCGAGTATCTAGATGGCGACTCATGGAGGCCATATGCTGAACGTTCAACCGTTCTTGTGTTCGGTCGATTTGGTGTTCGACAAACAGAGGACGATGGTGAAGTCCCACAGATTACTGCCTTTGGTATCTTTGCTGTTCCACGATTCGTGGTCCCAGCAGCCGAAGGTGGTAACACAGGAACTGACCAATTTGGTGGTGGCGGACAATGAGTGGATTCAACGCAGTTAAGAGTGACGAGAACAAAGTAGACGATACGAAGGAGGACATTGCAGCGGTGGTAACAGGGACTGGATATCCAGCACCTTCTAACAACATTGCATCTGAAGTAGATAGCGCTGGCCATATCGTTGGTACTCATGTGTTCTGTGGACTCATTGGATTCGAGGGGTGTGGTAAATCCGGTATCGTATTGGATAGCCTAACCGACGCACAGATTGCTAATGGTGATTACATTCTCGTTATCGATTTCGATGGTGGTGCAGCAGCCTGTAAGTCCGCGTATCATAGAGATAAGGCATCGAACATTCGTTGTCTATCTCCGTGGGTTATGGCGGTTGAAGACCGTACTGTCTATGATTACCCAGCGACACATCAGAGGGTTATGGAGATTGGGCGGTTCGCTATCACACAGGCTATGAAGCAACAAGACCCTGAATACACCGGTCCTAGATTGGTGAAGTTCCTTGTGACTGCTGTGGACCAATGGGATACTGTATGCCAAACCAACATGAAGATTGTCGAACTAGGTAAGGCAAAGGATGGTATCGAAGCATCTGACCCGAACAAGTTGGTGGGCAACCAATGGAATTGGTCTATCCGTTCCACTCGTTTCCATCAGTTGACGGCTATTAGTAGGGACTTGATGAGGAATGGTGTTGATGTATTTTGGGAGACACATCTCAAACCTGAAGTGTTCCGTAATGAGCAAACAGGTTCATGGAAACCCGACTGGGAGAAGAACACCGATGCCAATCTAAAGCAGATTCTATGGTGTTCCCGTGAAGCAGTTCTTGACGATGATGGGCAGAAGACCGGCACCACTGAATACGTGGTTGAGTTCTGGAAGGAAAACACCAACATCGCATTGCAGGGACAGAAGCGCACCATCGCTGTGACTCGAAAGGATGGCGAACCCGAGTGGTATGGCCTTCCAGAATTGAAGGAGGGATTACTATGACCAAGTGTACTGTAAAGAGAGCATCGTTGACGAACTTTCTATCTTCCTTTGGGCCGGGAGTCGAAGACCTCCGTCTAAATGTGAGTAATAATCAGTTGGCTGGTGGAGTGGCGGTTTCAACCCACTTCATCACCCAACGTATTGTTGTTACACAGTTGGAAGCCGGTGCTATTGTTATCGCTGACTTATCGAAGGTTCAGGCATTTCTTCGTGCATGTTCTGGTGAAGAAGTTACACTACAACAGAATGTGACCGATACCAAAACAGGCAATCTATCGTTGTCGTGTGGCAATACTAAGGTTACATTACCACCTACACAGGAAGTAAAATCATCAGCCGGTCTTGCTATGGCATCGAAATTGGTTGATGCAGCATCAGTAAGTAATTGGACTTCATTCGGTGATGCTAGTTTGACTGGTTATGGAGTCATTGATATCGCTGACCTATCGGCTGTATCTTCCTTAGGGAAGGTTGTCGGGGCAGACAAGCCATATACTGTATCGTGGATGGCTCAAGTGAGCGACCTTCTAATCCAAACCGGTGCTAAGGTGACTGGTGAAATGCACCACACTGTTCATTTTTCAATGGGGGATTTCAATCCTGAAGTAGATGAAGTATCATCTAGATTTGGTCCGTGGTTCCCTGAAGTTCTTGCATGTCTCCCTCCGGGGAAGGCTGAGTTCTATGTTGGAGATGGCACTGTATTGGTGTTCAACCATCAAGATGTCGAATGTCTGCTGGTTATTATTGACCAAGCGGGTGGCGACGAATGATTGTAGATTATCACAGAGGTCATATCAATTTACGATATCGAGATGCTGATGGTAATAGGTTATCAGAAACTCATACATGGGAACCATGTTTCTATGTTGATGCATCAGATGCTCGGATACTCGAACGAACAATTCTAAGTCGATTTCGTAGTGCGAAGATAGACGACAAACCAACGGTTCAATGCATCTATACTAAGAAATGGTTGACTCGGATTACTACAAATCAGTGGGAGTACTACGATGTTCGTAAGTGGTTTAGTAAGACATGGCATGCAGATATTCCATTCGCCGACCAATTTTTAATCCAACAGTACGATTCCTTACCTCGTTGGGAACCTCGTAAGTGCTGGTTCGATATTGAATGGAATCCTGATGACGATAATGATTTCACCCAATGTTGGAATGCTATTGATTCCTACACCAACGAAGAAGTTAGTTTTGCTTGGAGGGAAAATCAAGATGAGTATGTGGTTGAGCAACGTGATGGTTATACTCTCCATATCTTCTGTAGTGAAGATGCTGTTCATGAGGCGGTCATCCAATACATAGAAGACCGTGATTTCGATATCTTGATTGCTCATGCAGCGATGTGGGCCGACATACCTCACATGACTCGGCGATTCAAGAATGCTCATCGTCTATCCCCATTAGGACATACAAAGTCGGTGAAGCAAAACTACGATGGGTATCGTCCTGATGACCAACCCATCACTGGGAGATTGGTATTCGATACTGCTGCGCCCGGTTCTTCCGGTACTGGGTTTGAACGTGTATGGATGGACAGTGGTAATGGGCAGTTCCCTTCTCGCAAACTCGGTGAAATAGGTGTCCACCTCGGACTTGGGGAGAAGGATGATGTCGATTTAACCAACGACTGGCAAGAGAACTTCTACCGTTTAACTGATTACTGTATGCAGGACGTAAGATTGACGAGAGATATCGACGAATATCTTCGTGCATCTGATTTCTTTCATAACATGCAGATGTTCTGCGGAGTGTCTTTCACATCAACCTTTGAGGTAGGTAAGTTCGCACGAGGATTAGTCAATAGGCGAACACAAAAGGTGTTCCCATCACGCGACAGGTCTCGTCGTCGTGAACGAGGTGATTTACAAGGTGCGACTGTAATGGACCCAGTGCCGGGACTCCATGAAGGAGTGGCTGTGTTGGATTTCAAAGGATTGTATCCATCGATAATGACTGGTGATAATCTATGTTGGACTACACATCGAGATGAACCATCGGCGACTACACGAACAATGCCCAATGGAACACACTGGGAACAGGAACAGAAAGGTATCCTCCCCGAAGTCGTTGATTATCTATTTGAGGAACGTCAGATATTGAAGGATTCAGGTGAGAAGATACTGGAGAAGGCTGTAAAGCGTGTGATGGCTTCACTATACGGACTAACAGCGGAATCATTGGGTCATGGTATGGCGGATATTGCAATTGCTGATACTATCTTATCCAACGCTAGGCATTCCATTGATAGATTACGTCATCATTCATCTGAATTAGGATATCCAGTTCTGTTTGGTCACACTGATTCTTGCTTCGTTCAATGTTCTCTTGAATCATTACAAGATGCAGGTGGTGTATTAACAGACATTATTCAGAAAGAAACTGGTAATGATAAACTCATTGCAGAACCTGAGGCGTGGATGCCATACTGGTTTTGTGGAGATGTGAAGAATCGATATGCTGGTATCATGGCTTGGCCTGAATCTGATGTTGGGAAACTCAAGGTTTCAGGATTTGAAATGAAACATAGTAGTACACCACTAGCAATTCGTGTGATACAAAAACAGATGCTAATGATGGTGGGAAGTGGAGCAACAGAAACAGAAGTTACTGCGTATATATCTGGTGAAGTGGGGAAGATTCGTGATGGTGGTGTCCCTGTGGAGGAATTGTCGTATAGTACTCGCTTATCCAAGAAGATTGAAGCAGACCCATCAACTAAAACCACGATTCATCATTATCCTAAAACAGCAGGTGGATATGCAAAGGCTGCTAGATACTACAATTGGTATATGGAACCTGATGAACCGTATAAGTCAGGAGATAGCGTCAAATGGACATATGTATCTGGGGTTCCAGATAGTATCCCTAAGACAGATGTAATTGGGTATCGCAACGTAGATGAACTCAATGATTTCCAGATTGATACTGAAGGTATTATCAAGAAACTGGTAATGAAGAAAATTAGATTGGTGTATGATATCATGGATTGGGATATCAAGAAGGCTGTTGATAAGTATCAACCGAAGGCATATTGGTGATTTATAATCCTCAACGGATACAGAATGAATGGAAGATGATATAATGTCGAAGAAAACACGAGAATTAAATCGAACCCCGTATGGTAGATTACCAGTTAGTAAGACCAATGGTTGTGATGCTTGGCAACGAGCATCATGTCTAGAACAGCGAATTGCTAATGAACCCGAATCAATGATGGTTAAGGACCGGCCCGATATCATTCGGTGTCCTGTATGCCATCACGTAGTGGAGTTGGAAAAATGAGACAGACAAAATTGACCGAATATGGGTTTGTAATAGACCCTAAGCAAACGAAATTGACCGAATACTTCGATTTATACCCGAAGGACAAGAAGCAGAGTAAGATATCTGAATGGACATCTGCTGTAAGACAGAGGTGGTTGCTATGAAGTGCTGCTTTGATGATTGCTCATTAGATATAGGTAAATGGGGACACAATGCCAAACCTTTGATGGATGGGAAATGCTGTGATGTTTGTAATTTCCAGAGAGTTATTCCAGCGAGACTAATGGCGGTGATGTTCCAATGACCGAAGGAAATGCAATGGTTCCAAGAATGGCTCACAACCCAGACAAACACTGTGTATGGTGTAATGAAATATCTACCATGCCTGTCCCTTTGTACTGGATACAACCCAATGAGGATATTTTTGAGATTTATCGAGCAAAGGCATGGGAAGAAGGACGAAGAGTATGCCGTGGTTGCTTCAAGGATAACTGTCTAAATGGAGAATACGGGATATTACCGTGGTTGGAGGCTTCACAATGAACGACCCAGTATGTTGTAATGAAAAGATGGTGCTTCGTGGTAGCGGATTTACTGGGACTAACAATTTCTATTTCTATTGTAGTAAATGTGGTAAATGGGATGGCGAAAAAAATGAGTGAGATGAAGACGATTAGATTTACAGCGGAGTTAAAATTACCTGCTGGATACGTGACTAAAGAACAGATTGAAAGTATGCTTGAAGCGTATAATTGGACGCTTACTGATACTGTGGAAGACATAGTTAATGCTTGGCTTCCCAATACACGAACAGTGCTTTCAATCAAAGAAGCAGAGGTGGTAGAATGAGTAGAATAGAAGATGAAGTGTGTAGGAAGATTCTGACGAGGGCCGAATTCGGACATAAGAAATATGGTGTGACTGTGGACAATGCTCCACTCAGTCGCCTTGAATGGCTTATCCACGCACAAGAGGAAGCAATGGACCTCGCTGTATATTTGCAGAAACTCATTGAAATGGAAGGTGAAGAATAATGGATGATTTCATAGAAAAGGCACAAGCGCTACGAGACGAGAATATACATTTGCGAGAAGCATTGCGAATTACGTCAGAAGCACTAGAAGCAACAAAGGCGATAGTAGACCAATTAATCGGTCCACAACCCATACAACCACTGACCGAGGTTAATAAACAAACGGAAGATGAAGCGCGGCCCAAAAATGGGTCTGAACCTATAGTTGAGCCGGTTCCCAGCCCACCACAAAATACACATTACAAGGTGAGAGAGATTGGTGGGGAAGAACCTGAACCATCAGTATATCGTGTTGATTCAAGACAGTTCATAGGTGATTAGATGGGTGAATTAAACAAACAGTCGACTTACACATGGACTCCCGAGTCCGATAAGATGATTCGGATATCTAAATCGACGTTGGATACATTCAGTAACTGGTGTGGTCAACAACTGTGGTTGGACAAACATATCCAACTACCACAGGAGGAACATGACTACCTCGTCATCGGAGACAATGTGCATAATCGACAGGAAGAATACTATGATATCTGTGCAGATAATATAGACCTCATCGAGGAAGCCATTCAACATGCAAAGGATGGGAAGGACAAACGTGCTTATGAGATACTGAAATCATTGTATCCAAAAGCCGAAGGCCTATACGAGGAACGAGAAGAAGCCATTCAAGATTGGATGATAAAGCACGACCTTCTCCGACTGGCACATTGTGATAGTGCCCACGACTTCCTTCCTGTTGCTAACGAGATTGACTTGGATGCAATTGTCGAATTAGATATCCCAGACCACGGTCCTGTGACTGTCCATCTACGTGGTATCATTGACCGTGTGTTTCGTAGTGATGATGGCATCGCTCTCATGGAATTGAAGACAGGCAAGTACAACAAACGATACACACCACCTAAGATGAAGGGTGAAATGGCTTACTATGCATACATGTTACAAGAATCTGAAACAGATTTGGGACCAGTCACACACTGGGGGTGGAGATTCCCCGCTGCTGATGCGTGGGACTATGAACCTATGAAGAAGGCATCAGTAACTGCTGCAAAGAAACGCATCATTCGTCTAATCAAAGCATACCTTGAGCAGGACTTCCCTGTGGTGAAAGATGGAGCGCGACATAAGTGTGGGTACTGTGATTACATGCCTTATTGTCCTCTATATACTGTGTATGAGAACCCAATCGAGGTGGCGAATGGGGCGGAACCAATATTCAAGGAGGATATGTAGTGAAAGGTAGTAACACCAATGCTTTTACTGTCGCTGTTCAGTGGTTTCTTCAGCGTGAAATTATCTATGGAGAAATCACTGTTAAGATGGGTGAAGCAAAGAAGGCGAGAGGATTCGATGCAATTCATGATGGATATCACATCACATTTATTCTAGATTATGACTATGTATTGAACCCTCAAGAAACAACTGAGATGATAGATAAACTAACCACATGGGTGATGAAATGGAACGACATAGAGTATCACAAAGGCCCCTTTTGACTTTCGACTTCCCTCGGGAAGTCAATCTGTATCGTAAGGTCGTCCACGATAACGAACAGTTCGTCAAATGGTGGGCCTCATTGGAGAACTCCTCCGATGCATACATGAGTGTCTATGGATTCCGATTCCTCAAGCCACCTAACTACCGTCGTGGAGATTATCAAACTGCTATCGTGCCACACTTCGTTCTCGATTTCGATTGTAGTAGTATCATTGGAGGGAAACAAGTACCTGTGCCACCGGAGACAACACTCAATGAGGTGCGTCGTCTACATCAGTTCTTATGTGACGAAGACATTCGACACGGAGTGTGGTTTAGTGGTGGTGGGTTCCATGTATGGGTCAAGTTATCGAAGGTCCACATGCCTCAAACAGGTATGGATAAATCTATTCTTCAAGGTGCAGGGAAGCACACCGTTCGTGAGTGGGCGGAGGACTTATCCCTCAATTGCATTGACCCTCATGTGACGTTCGACCTCGCCTCATTGATTCGAGTTCCTAATTCCTATAATGTGAAGCGGGAACTGTGGTCTATCCCATTAACAACAGAGGAAATACAGACACTTAGTTGGGAACAGATACAAGACGCTGCTCGTAAGCATCGCTCTGGGTATTTTTCATACGGACAAAATGGATTAGACCTTGACCTCAATACACAACCATCAAGGCATTTACAGGGTATGCTGAACACAGATAATACAGACACACCTACCATTACAATGGATGGTATTGCTATACTACCATGTCTTCAAGCATCGGCATGTCGACAGGGTAGTAACCCCACTCACGACGCTAGATATCATCTAGCATCATACCTAGCAGCAAGACTGCGTAACTTCCAACCACCTCAAACGATGGTGATGAAAGAAGATGAACACACAGAACAGATTACTTCGTTTATTGAGACCTTGAATTGGGTTGACTTCGATAAGCGAATAACTAAAGACCGAGTAGGACACATAGTGAAAGGTCCGTATGGACATACACCGTGTTGGAGTCTATTTAGTCGAGGATATTGTGTTGGTAAGTGCCATCTATGGGATGGCACAGGCACAATACCTGATTACGACTCGTTGAATAACACAACGGGAGGCGAGAGAGATGACTGAAGAATTTGATATCAGAATAGGGCATGCATTAGAACGACTACGGGAGATACCCGATGAAAGTGTTAACTTGGTGGTGACTTCACCACCATACTGGGGCTTGAGGGATTACAAAACGGAACCCATTGAGTTTGCTGATGGGTGGGTAGGCCAATTAGGTCTTGAACAAACACCTGACCATTTCGTTGACCACTTGGTTGAGATATTCGATGAGTGTCGTCGCATTCTCAAACCGGATGGTAATTTGTGGGTGAATCTTGGTGACTCATACATGAGGAGGGGTATAGACCACAAAGAAGAACACTATGGTTTGCAGAAACATCGTGATGAGGCCAGTAAGTTCCGCCCGAGAACAATCCCTGCTGGATATAAGCGGAAGGACTTGGTTGGACTCCCGTGGATGTTTGCTTTCGCTGCTCGTAAGTCGGGATGGTACTTGAGGAACGATATCGTTTGGGCGAAGTCAATCAGTGGTCCCCATTACCGTGGTGGTGTTGTGATGCCTGAGCCTGTGAAGGATAGATGCACACGTAGTCATGAATACTTCTTTCACTTTGCTAAGTCTGAGAAGTACTACTACGATGTTGAAGCATACGCTGAAGAAATGTGTGGTCCTGATATGTTTAGTGATGGTGAAGCAACCCATAGAAACATGAGAACTGTATGGCATTTCAATCCTAAACCATTTGCTGGCGCACACTTTGCTGTGTATCCAAAACATCTCATTGAACCCATCGTCAAAGCATGTACTAAACCCGGCGATGTAGTTCTTGACCCGTTCAGTGGTTCAGGCACCACGGGTATTGTAGCAACCAGTATGGATAGAACATACATTGGTATCGAATTGAACCCTGAGTTTGCAGCGTTGTCTCATGATAGATACAAACAGGAACGAACAGGTTTGACTAGTTCTAAACACCGCGAAGCCGCTATTGAACTCAAGGAGTACTGGTGATATGGGGGTAGACACAACACCGAGATTGTATCACGGTGAACATATGTACTGTGGTATGTGTGGGACTCTAATCACTCTAGGTAACACTCGTTCGCCACCGAAATACAATGGGTCTAAGACGGCTAGGTGTGGCGAATGTTATATGAAATACAAACGTGAGCGACGACTGAGAGAGAGCCGTGGCTGACTTATTGATTGATACAAACGAACGAGGACCATTGGTTGATGCAGTGATGCGTCGATGCGATTCGCGGAAACCAACAGTCGGTTATCACCGTGAACACTTGGTGGTAGGTGACTACATATCTGGTGGATGCGTCATTGAATCTAAGACCATCGAAGATGCTGTGAATAGTTTTCAGAAGGGGCACCTATGGCGACAGTTAGAAAACATGGACGCTAACGTTGAGCGTGGTGGCATTCTGATATGGGGTGACGTAGCCACAGCACTTGCTAAGATGAAGAAACGGAATCCCCATACGAAGATGACTTACACATGGTTGAGTCGTCAACTAATGTCTATCCTAGCACAGGTGACTGCTGACTTTGGCTTCGATGTGATTCGTGCGACGAATGTATTAGAAGCATCGTCATACATCGTTAGCCTCCACGACAAGGTAGAGCGACCAGCCACTAGACATGGGGCACATGCTGTGCGTCGTGTGTCCACGAATGATGTGCGTAAGGATATGCTACTCACTATCCCCGGCTTTGGTCATGAGATGGTGGATAATCTATTGGAATCATGTGGGTCCATCGAGGAAATGTTGGCTCCAGATTCACTCAAGAATGTTCCACGCATGGGTAAAGTATTGCGAAGCAGATTGATTGACGTTCTCACTTCCGAAGATGAAGTAAGAGTGGAACGTAACAATACATAGTATTAATCGTATCGCTATGTGTATCGTTTCATTATTCATTTATAATCCTCAACGGTTCCACATGGTTTGAATCGGGTGATTTGGAATGGCAAGAGATTGGAAGAACTATACGGCTGTGCAACGGTTTCCGTTGTTGAAAGGATATGTGGACATCTTTAGTGATGTGTCTTACCACAATGAGATGGCGGGATTAATCTCGTTTTTCTATGTGCAAGGACAGAGTACTGTGGATTACATTCGTATCCCTATCAACAATTCTCACTTGGACCCTCGTATCCATTTGTTTTGGATACAACCTACAAGGTCTGGTAAGACAATTGCATGGGAACATACAGGTGATGTACTGGAAGCATTGGGTGTCCCCCAAGACATGTTCAGTACTGGAACAGATGCAGCGTTGATTGGTTCATGGAATAAGTATGAAGATAACGGTGAAGTAGTTCTGGAATTACAGAAGGGACTACTCGCTGGGAAGAAAGCATTGAACTTCGACGAAGGAAGTGTTCTGTTTGAGACAAAGAAGCAGCACTTGAATGAAGTCGTATTGTATCTACAACAGGCAATGAATCCTGTTGGGACAAAGGCGAACACATTAGTCAAGCACATGAAAGACGGTAAGATTGAAACTGAATCTCGTGTATCGTTTTGGTTGACTACCTTCCCACCTCAGGGTGTTCGTGAAGTGGTGCTAACGAAGGGTGTGTTCCAACGTGTCCTTCTACTGATAAGACCGTGGTCTATTGAGAGGCGTGAACAGGTATCAGAAGAAAGAATGAACACAGCATTCAAGCGACCTCCTGAATATGATGTTACGATGGATGATTTCACCGATTACTTTTCTGCAATACGAAAGATGCTTCGTGCAAGAACTTGCACACTAGCAGGTATCACTGACTTTGAATGGAACTCAATGACTGATGACGATAGAGAGAAGATTGCACAACAAATCATGTATGATTTCTGGCAAACCGACTCATCCTTTCATCCACTATTGAACTCACACAAGGACCACATGTATGAACTGGTCAGAATGATGGACCCTAAGATGGCTGATGTGGTGTGTGCATTCATCCCAAACCTGTTGAACTATACGAATATCTTCGCTGTCCATCTAGGTCTATTGGAAGCATACGGTAGACATTCAGGTGACCTTGATGCTATGGCTAAAGACCCAGCGACGTTCACATGCACCGGTGACCATGTTGAGATGGCTGCTGAAATTATCTATGATTTGTATGAGGAACTTGTTACGTGGTTGGAATCCGAAGTCGAACTTGAATCTGTGGCGAAGGACCGTAAGGCGAGGAAGGCTGCATGGAAGAAGGCATGGAGTGCATCTAAACTCACATCTCTTGAAGGTCATCAAGGTGACTGGGTGCGGAAGTCAGAACTCATGGCCACCTATGCAAAGCAGAATGGTGGGGTCAGTCGCAACACACAATTCTTACACTTCAAGGACGCTAGAACTATGTTCGCTGAAGCAACTATTGGTGTGACTAAGTACGTTCAATTGGTGCCGGAATAATCAACAACTGATACATCTTCCGAGAAGGCATGAGTGGAGTGATGAGTCTCGATATTGAGACTGCAAATTACTCATATGATATAGGTGGGTGGGGTAACACCCACTTGTTTAATCCAACAGTTGTCGCTACGTGGGATGGTCAAGACGCTACTGTGTTTTGTAATCACGACATCGATGTCGATGCTGATGTTAGGCCACTCCATCCTCGTGATGTTGGGGAGCATATCATGGCTCACATTGAGGCTGGTGGTGCTATCGTTGGTCACAACATTCTACGTTTCGACTTACCTGTGCTTCGTGATGCTTTAGATTGCCACGCTGCTGGTGAAGTTCTACGGAAGCATAAGGACCAACTCATAGATACTGCGGTACTATGTCGTTCAGCATCTACTGATATTGGAAAAGCATTCTTTGTCGCATTGGATGGATTGTGTATCCATACGTTAGACCGAGGGAAGATGATGAAGTCAGTTGATGCACCTAAATTGTGGGGTGATGGTGACTATGAATCTGTAGTAAAGTATTGTGTAGACGACGCAAGGCTTAATTGGCAGTTGTGGGACCACGGTGCGAAGACGGGCATCGTGAAAGCCCGGTCCCGATGGACCGGGGATGTTTCTGATTTGAGAGTGGACTGGGCATGGGCGAAGGACGAGATACCAATACAGAGAAAGCACAACGACTGAATATCAAGGCAGCAATCGCTGTCGCTGATACAGTTAGAACGACATTGGGACCATTGGGCATGGATAAGATGGCCGTGGACCCGCAGGGATACTTCATCGTAAGTAATGATGGGGCCAGCATACTGCGTGAACTAGACGTGCAGCATCCCGCTGCTCAAATGGTCATTCAGATGTCCAAGACACAGGAACAGGAGTGTAAGGATGGTACTACATCCGTCGTTGTTCTTGGTGGGAAACTATTGGACAATGCATTAGGTCTACTATCCAAAGGTGTGCATCCCAACATTATCTGTAAAGGATATCGTGCAGCATCACGACAATGTATGACGAGTCTAAGTGACTTGTCGTTCACCATCGGAGATGATGATGAGTTACTCACACAGGTAGCCAAGACCGCTATCACTGGGAAGGCTGCGGAACACGACATTGACCGTGTTGCTCAGTTGTGTGTGGATGCAGTTGTTCGTTCGGAAGGAGATGACTCACGGGTTAAGGTAGTCAGTCAGGTGGGTGGTTCATTGGATGAATCTCATTTGTTTGATGGTGTAATCCTAAACAAGGAATTCGCATCCACACAAACACTTGGTGGGAAGGGCAAGATTCTGTTGTTGAATACAGGTCTCATCCCACCACCAATGCATGATTCAATGCGTGTTCAACTCGGTTCGATGGAAGCAGTACAACAGTTCCAGATGGCTGAAACACGTATGCTAGTTGAAAGAGCGAGAGCCATTATAGAACTGGGTGTGACCACAGTATTCGTGAGAGATAGTGTGCATGAAGCAGTCATACATACGCTGGCTCAAAGTGGCATTGGTGTTGTTACCCGTGTCCCTGAAACAGACATGCAGGCAATCAGTGTGTTGACTGAAACACCTATTGCTCACATGACGGAAGACGTAGACCCAGCATCATTACATGAAGCAACAGTATCTGAGAATACTATGGGTGATGTCCGATTTGTATCTGTATGTGTAGATGATGCACCCAATGTGGCTACCCTTGTTCTTCGTGGAGCAACCCGACAAACTGTGGATGAATTGGAACGAGCATTCGATGATGCCATTGGTGTTGTTGCTGTAGCATACAAAGATAGAGACCTGTTAGCAGGTGGTGGAGCCACGTATGCATATCTAGCAAAGAATGGGTTGGATTCAACGGGAACAGATACCCGTCAATCGTTGGCCGAGTGTGAGTTCTGGGATGCTTTGTATGCTATCCCTATCACCATTGCAGAGAATGCTGGTCACCATCCTTTGGATGTTCGTCTATTATTGTCGAATGATTTGTCCTCACCAACGACAGGTGTTGATATTGAGAGTGGAGAACTATGCGACATGAAAGACAAGGGTGTGGTTGAACCTCGTCGTGTTGTATCACAAGCAATTCAATCTGCCACTGAGGTCGCCATCGCTATCCTACGCATCGATGATATCATCGGTAAGCGGGGGGATGACGCTGGGCCGTCTGCTTGATGCGTTGAGTCAGCATTGTCCTTCATGTAAATTGAAGGTCTTCGCTAAACGTATTGTCGGTAAGTATGTGCGGGAACGAAACCGTATCTTGATATGGGAATGTCCTGATTGCGGGGCACTTTGGCAACACCCTAGAAGGGATGTGGACTTGGGAGAGGAAGAATGATGACTGAAGAAACAGTGAAGTGTCCTGAATGTGTGTCTCGAAATCTAAAGCGGGATGATGTGCGTGGTGAAATATCGTGCATCGATTGTGGATTAGTTATCCATGAAGATATTGTCGACGCAGGTGCCGAGTGGCGAACGTTCGGAGATAAGGGGATAGAGCGTGAAAGAACTGGGCCGAAGATGACTCCATTACTTTCAGATAAGGGGTTGAGTACAGAGATTTCACCCATGAATAGAGATTATTCAGGAGCCGCTTTACAGATGAATCGTTCTCAACTGTATCGTATGAGAAAGTGGCAGCGTCGAGCAAGAATGAGTGACGTAAAGCAGCGTAATCTATCCGTGGCACTACAAGAAGTTAGTCGGATGTGTAACCAACTTGGTGTGCCCAAGAGTGTGAGCGAACATAGTGCTAACATCTATCGGCGAGCATTGGAAAGCAATACATGTCGTGGTCGTTCCATACCATCAGTGGTTGCAGCGTCTGTGTATTTAGGATGCCGAGATTGTAATGTTCCTAGGACATTGAATGAAGTATGTGAGCATGCTAGAGGAGTAGGGCGTAAAGAAATTGGACGAACAGCACGATTACTGATGCGGGTATTGAAACTAAAGATGCCTAGACCTACCCCTCAATCATTCACACCTAGATTGTGTTCGTTGCTAGGAGTCCCTATCAATGTTGAGACACAAGCCAATGAGTATCTAAAGATGTTATCTGAACGTGAGTTAGATGATGGTAAGGCACCCATGTCTTTGACGGCTGCTTGTTTGTATATCGCTGCGATTAAACAAGGTCATCGTAGAACTCAAAAGGAAATATCCGACGCTGCAAACATTACTGAAGTCACACTACGCAATCGGTATCGAGACATCATCAATATGTTAGAGATTCCGTGGGACAATTAGACATGAGACAATCGATACCATGTATGTCCATCGAATACATAGTGTGATGTCTTCCCAGCATCAGTGACTTCATTGCTAATACCTTGACCATTAAATCTCACATTGTTATGAGAACCATGTGTGTTCTTAATCCAAATCATATGCCCTTCAGGGAATTCTCCTTCTGGTTCGTATGTAATGTGGTTACTCGCACCACTGTTGTTCGTGGTGATGAGAACTTGGTCACCGTATGATGTAAGTGGCCAGTCCTTGTTGGTAGTGATACCAGATACGGTGAACACATCCACACCCTTTGACCCCAATCTAACTGTGGTCATTGCCCCACCAGCGGCTAGTGATTGCTTTGCATTACCTTGACCTGAGAAGTATAGTACATCGGTTGGTGTTTGTGCATCTGCATATGTCGCAGTGGTTGAATCATAACCACTACCCGGACCCAATCCATAGTGGGAGTCACCACTTGAAGGAGCAGTGGGATTAGAAGCGGTTGCTGCTGACCCTTTCCAGTTCTGATGACTAATCCATAGTGCTGATACATCGATACGATTGGACCCAAGTTGTCCACCGAAGTCACCGTTTTCCACATTGCTAGACCCATACATTTCTTTCAGTTCTACATCGTAGTTCACACCGGTGTTGTATGTTCTAGTGACGGTAGTATCAGTGGCTCCTGTGCTACCTTTAGTGACTGGAGTAAGATAGAATGGGTCCGTCTTTACATACACACGCTTGTCGTTGACTTCGATGATGTCTACTTTATCGGTTCCACCACCTGCACTGTATGAACATCGAAGCACAGCGAGGACAATTGCGTGTCCGTTTTCTTCACTGTATCCTGTGATTGGGTCGGTCAAGAACCCACTAGGTGTTGGAGGATATACACCTGTACTAACGGTTACTGGTGTCCCTCCTTGTAATCGAACACGAGCACTTGCGTGTGCGCTATCAGATGATGCGATAGCATATACTACATACAATGACTCCTGTCCTGAAGCCAGCACTGTACTTGTGCAATAGTTCTGAGTGTTATCTAAATCCAAGTCCACATATGAACCGGGACCATTAGCAAACTTGTATAGTACACCATCAAGAACCATGAATCCACCAGCCACACGAACAGTGTTTGCATCTACTCTACCACACACACCGGGTGAACTTGTTGGCTCATTACGAGATGCCATTTCCACCGATGTATCTTGTAATCGTAAGATACCATTTCCATGCACACCTTCGATTAAGTTAGTGAGTGATGGAGATGTAATCACATCCCCATCTCGTAGTCCATCTACGGCTAGTGTGTTGTTTGCGTTTGTATGTCCTGAGTTTGGATTAACCATTAGTTCACCTCCACCAATAGGGTGATTCGTAATTCATTCTGTGTGTTCTTTGTGATGGGACGTATGTCCGTTCTGTATATGGGGATGAATTCTGAAGTGCTTGCGTCGTGGTGTTGAAGCAAGACCTCTTGAACAGTGGTTGCATCAAAAGAATGTGTAGTGTCGAATCTTCCTTCGACCAAGATTGTTTGGTCGTCAATGACTCTGACTGTGGGTGTGACTCTTGCCAATGCCCTAGCACCACCGTCGTCTGCTGAGGCTTGTGTTCCATCACTACCTATCACCATCTGGTTAATCTTCCCGGCTAGTTGGTCAACCAAGAATCTTCTAGCGTGGTTTAATACTGGCATTCAATCTTCCTCCCATTTCAATTGGTCTTGACGGTCCATCCCTATATGCAATCCGATGGGGACACCGATGAAGAATCCACCGATAGTGCATATGATAAACAATTCAATCATCGACATGTATTCTTCTCCTATAATCTAATAATTTTGATATGATATATTCTAACAAACAAATGATACAGAAATCTAATATCATTACATTATCACTTGTTCCCTTGACCGATAGTTACCTGCTTCATGTGCGCGTGGTCGTGCGAAGATGACTCTAGCATGTGGAGAGAATGAGATATTACCACTAGCCCCACTGTATGTGCCTGTAAATGATGTGCCACCAGCAATATTGGTATATGTGAACATAATAGATTTAGTACTTTCTTCTGAAACTACCATTAGATATCCAGACGATGGGAAACCAGCGGTTGAACCAACAGTAAGTGTCGTAGTCCCGTGTGTGTATGCACTGATGGTTGTAGATAATGATGCACCTACACCGATGGCTCCACGGGATACGCTTGCCATTGTGTCGGATGAATATCTATGACCAAGAATGAATCCAGCATGGCGATTCGGTGGTGTATTGATTATTGTCTTTGCAGTACCCCCATCACTAGCCAACCCACTATATGTTCGGGTTGTAATTGCCGGGAAGAATATCTGACGAATTCTCGGTCGCACTTTTAATCCGACTGCTCCTGTATTACTAGTTTCAATCATTTGTATCTGATTGGTATGGTCTGGTTGTCCATTGGCTAACTCACTCACACTCTCGGTCATGGTTAGTAACGATTCGATTCCTGATTCACTACCCACTAATGTAAAATCACTTGAATGGGAACGTAATGAATGGGTAGCAGATATAATTGCAGTGTTGCGGGTGATACCCACAGACGAAGCATTGTATGCGACGATATCACCGGGGTCTAAGTCCCATGAATTGATATGTCCTTCACTGGACATGACTTCTTGTGCCCTTCTGTTCATACGCAGACCTTGAGCAGCAGTACGTCGTGCTTGTGTAGATGTCCGAGCCAATGGGTGGAATATGTTAGATGCTTTGATGCTACCATGCTTCTTTTGCGCTTCTAAATCATCGACAGTCACTACGTTACTATCATTCAATGCAATCTGTCGACCTTCAACGATGATACGATTGGATTCTCCCATCAATGGTTTCATTTTCACATTTTCTATGCCTGTGCTTTCACCCATCTTACGGTCAGTGAATGAAAAGACATTAGGTGCATACAATAGGTTACCGAAGCGGTCCATATACGTCATATGACCATCATATCTACCGATATACTTCATCGCCTTAATGATTCCAGTATCATAGAAGTCCTGAGCAATGAATCGTGTTGAGTGACGGGCTATATCTGCACCCTTGTAATTGGTAGTGTATTGAGAGCGAGGTCCAGTCGTTCTTAGACCGATGTCGACGGAGTTTAATGAGTGATATGCATTAGTGAACAACCGTTGAACAGCATCAGTGGTTCTAAACCCTACTCCAATGGTGTGACCCATCCTTACACGGCGGTTATCGAATCCTAACTCGTCGAGAGTGCGCCCCTTCATGTTAGGAATGGTTAATTCTGTGCCGTATGTCGATATCTCTGGGTCACTTGGTGCTAATCGTTGAGATATATCTTCCTCCCCGATAAGCAACAGTGGTTCTTGTGCGGTCGTGGCGTTCAATTTGTATCCATTGAAATACACACCACCTGTATAGTTAGTTCCGGGCTTGGTGGGGTGATTAATACGCACTCCATCTTGTTGTTCGACCAATGAATAGGTTCGGTCATGCACATATTGGAAGTCAGATGCTGTAGGTGGGCTGATTTGAAGACGCTGCCCCGACACGGAATCCCGCTGTCGTTTATATTCAGCATGCAATACTGCGTTATCAACGAAAATCGGCATGCGTATCGTAGATGATACTTCATTGAAGATGGTATCCGTTCTCCCGTATTGGGACTTCACACCTGTAATAGAGGTCACCAGTCCACCGTCCTCATGTGTGAATAGTTGTCGGGAGTATCGTCATTGTGGTCACTGGTGTTGAAGTCAGTGGTGCCACCTTCACCCTTCGGGTGTAGTGATTGACTGTATCTTGGTTCAACAGCATAGTTAGGTTGGATAGTGATATCATCTTCATCTTCATCATCGCTTTGTGCTTGTCGTCGCGGGGCATCAGAACGATAATGTTGCAATGAGTTCTCACTGATGACTAGTCGTGCGATATGACTCTTGAGATTGGTAGATGAATACACACTTGCACCCGGTATCTTTGGTCCATGTGATTTATTGGCATTGTAATTGGCTTGGTCAGGTATGTATGAAGCGACATACGGAGCCGTTGTTGGTGACGGGTTACTTGTCTCTACATAGATACCACTTGATGCTGCTCGACCATTGGCTGTTTCGTAATTGAATAGACCATATCGACCACCTGCTGTTCGCATGAAGAAGGGTTTGGTAGATGATGACTGTGGCCCTGTTGGTGGGCCAGCACCTTCACGGAATAGACCTACGTGCCGGTAATCTAATGCACGGTATGGGCGCAGTAAGAATCGAATTGTCTTATCCTTTGTATTGGTTCGACGAACCATTGGGTCGAGCAATCCTTGCACGGTATTGGATTGGTATGGGTTAGACGTAGGGCCATGTGTGCCGAGTGAATACGCTGCACCTGATGTATCATTACCCCATCCAGTATCGTCAAACATATCTGCATACGATGATACCTCCATGATGTATGTTCCACCACGGGACATAATACCATGTGCGTTGTTGAATCGCACCACAGATGGTGGATTAGTCCATGTGAATGATGCACCCTTACTGAAGTCCAAGTCGGCTAATGTGTAACTCATGGTGCCCGTCATTGCAGGGAACATGGCTTCGGTGAATGAACCCTCTAAGATATATCGTTGACCGACAACACTATCTGTATGCAAACTGATGGCTTGGGTTGCTTGGATAATGTAATCCTTCGCATCACTGTCGTTTGATTCTGCCACTGTGTATGCGTCCAAACCAATACGTGGAGATAGACGGGACACAGGGTCTTGGAATGTGATGTTCTCCATACCGAAAGTGCCACTGGTCTTTTCCACATTTCTTCCAGTCATTGCTTCAGGTTTCAATAGACCATCCGTATTATCGACATTCAATCTACTGGATATTCCCCGTGCTGATTCATGGTCTTGTAGGATATCGTTTCTTGCTCGGAGTAGACCTACAGTGAATGGTGGTTCAGCAGTATGATACGATAGTATCATACCAGTGGGTGTAACTACTGTGTCGACCGATTGTGCTACATATTCATTGAAGAAGATAGGACATCGTGCCCCTCGTCCATCACCACGGTCACCCACACGAACGCTATCAAGTGGGTTAAAGAAGTCAGCGAGTTTGGTATAGACTCCACCAACTGCATTGTAATCTGTATTGTTAGAATCATTACGATTTCCTTCTTGTACTGATGGGGTCGCGCTTGCGCGGAACAATGATGTTGGCATTGCTTGAACGCCTTGTGTCCACCTCCATGCTTCAGGGTCGAACGCAGGTCTCAATCCGAATCCACGGACAGGGAACCTTCTAACATCTTCACCGGTAGTATTACCCCACCAATCTACAACGTAATACATGTTAGCACGAATCACATCTTCGATACCCTTCCCCGTTGTATCACCGGGGAATTGCTTCCGCGCAGTTGAACTGTTTCTAAGTGTGCGCACAGGGCATCCGAATGGTTTGGTCATACGGCGACCATCACTGTATCGCACTTGCCACCCCGGTAAATCGAAGCCCAACATGTGACTAGCATTGGTTTGACGTTCGATAACACCTGTAAGGCTAGATGCAATGGTAGCATTATCCGCCATCGCTGCCTTTGTAATCCAACTCTTATTCTCCGCTTGAACAAATGGTCCGTTGAAATATCCATAATGACCTGACGCTGCACTATAGCCCGCTGCTCCATCCACAACGCTCTTGATACCAATAGCCCATCGAGGACGATTGTTTGGTTGGCGAATCGAGAATCTATATCCAAAGCAATGGTTCCTTGTCCACGGTGCTGCGCCAGCAGTGGTTGGGAAATGTGTCCATGTTCCAGCCACATCTTGGTCGGTGCGAATCTTGGTTGGGTCTAATGCAGGTCCGGCTGTATATTCAGCGGTGTATGCTTTACATTCACCTGCGAATACGTCACCCACATTCCAACCTCGTTCGACATCACCCCACATATCTAATCGGGATGCCGCACCACCATATCGTGTGCCACCCGGCCAGAAGGATGAGAAGAAATAGTCGTTACTTCCAATGGTAACAGGGGCAGTAGAGTATGCAGGGAGAACCATTGAATCAGGGTCTACAGCCGTATTATCTAATGATGGTTCATGTAGAACTAATATTGCTGTGCCTGTAACCTTTGCTTCAAAGATAGTGGACACACTACTACCACCAGTAGTTGCCGTCAACGTGTTAGCACCATATGCAATTGTGAATTCAACCACACCCGGTAATGTAGAAGCACGGGCACCGTCAATTGATAGATAATATCCATCGAAAGTAGAACCATCGGCTCCAAAGTTATTCACATGACCTGCTGCTAATGTTGCACGATGGTTGGTGTTATCCCAACCTCCACCACCATTGGTTCCAGTAGTATAGTGTGGACCTAACCATTTCATATCCGCTACAAATGGTCCGTTGCTGATAGCATATGTGAACTCATGATAATGCACCATCTCAAATGATTCAGGCATAATGTTGTATGGCTTTTGAGCAGTGGGGGCACCAACAGTATTTCGTTGTTCGGAGAACGCCGTCATCGGTCGTCCTAGATTGTGATGCCACATACACAAATACGCATCGGCCATGAATAGATTGTTTGTATCTCTACTACCAGATAGAACTTGGGGAAGCAAACGAGGCATAGTACTGATGGTATTATCTGTAATATTATCGCCGTGGTTGTAATTTTCATGTTCCCCGCTCAGATATATTGACGAACCCGCTGATAATCGTGCCCAGAAATTACTGGTTACTGCTACAACACCAGTGAATCGTGTAGTATCTTGACCACCATCACCACTCTTACCACGACCTGTATAAGTGGCCTTTTGTTTATCACCAACGGAGTCAATATACACTAACACTTGTCCATATGTTGTGGAATTATATGGGAATAGATTGTTATCCAATACATCTACTGTAGCACCTCCCGACGAAGATTGTGTGACTATAGTAACTGGATTCATGCTTTGTAATTCACGAACATATGGCTGGTAATAATGAGATGGATACCCTGCGAGTGTGACTTGCGCACTAATTGCACCGTATGTTGAACGGCAGAAACGGTAGTAATCGTCTACGTTAATGAGTGAATATTCAGACCATGAAGTAGACGATGATGGGATAGCCCACCACGGAACTGTAAGGGTATAGCCGGGTGTTGATTGTCTGAACATCGATGGATGATATGGGAGTGACCTACGACTGAATGCTGGTGACGATGTTTCATTCACACCGAGAGGATTGAACAATGCCAATGGAGGTAGTGCAGTAAATTGTTGGCCGGGTGATGGGTCGATATCTAACATGATTTCGTTTAGATATACTTCACATCCACGAACATCTGCTGCAACACGGTCAGCCAGAATTAATGCTGACGCTCCCAATGAACCCCATTCGTGGATGATACCCACAACCGTAGCCACTTGTTGCCCTGTGAAGTTCATTTGGTCTGAAGAAGCAGATGCTGATGGTGCGCTCGCACTATCGAACGCTGTGTTTTGATGGAAGCCAGTCAACTGTTGGCTAAACAGATTAGGTTGGATGATGATTTGATATGCTCCGACTTCCAATGGGTCAGGGAAATGTGAGGTCTGTGTATAGTATCCATTTGCTTCAAGCACAATGATATGTCCACCTTTACGATTTACTTCACCTGCATCATTATTGGATGCTAAGATACCATAGCCATCGAATCGCATCTTTGTTTCCGACATTAATGTGAATGCACCGCCATGAATATCTGATGGTGGATAATTGGGTGTGAGATTCGAGAACCATATGTTGGGGTCCATTGGGGATAATCCCGTCAACGCTGTTGTGCCGAGGTCTGATGGACTTCTTACACCATCACATGGTGTGTGTCCACCATACAGATTCTGATACACTGGGTGAGCCAAATGACCGGGTAGCATAGCCATTGTTGGTGTGATGAAATGGTGACCCATACGTGGAATTGGCATTGGAGTCATCTTCGGTGCTACGATAAGGTCGTAAGGGTTGGTAGATGTAGGTCCACTGTCGTTTAGTTTCCACCAGTCAATCAACGGCATGTCGGGGCTGTTACCACTAACTTCTGCATGGTCACGCATACGACGGGAAGCATACAACCGTGTGGTTCCCGCAGGTGTATAGAACGATGGGTTGATTGTGAGTCCATTGCATGTTGTATCCCAACCCGGACCCCACACCACACCACTAAATTGTGTCCCACTAAACCCAGTGTAAGATGCGATGACTCGTTCACCAGTCGATTTGATAGCAGTTAGATACCACCGATTACTTCCGTCCTTCAATCGTTCACTAGCGTCTAACCATAGATTCTTCCCGTTGGTGTTGCCAGTAACAGTTAATGTAACGCCGGAACCTACTGTTGTATCGTTGATAGTTAATGGTTCTATAACATATGTTGGTACTGCACCATCCCGCAGATTGTTTCCTAACCCTGTTGATACACCAGATGTGGCTGAGTGGTCGAACTGATGAACGACTTCTCGCTTACTGTAAGATACATCGTGCTTTGTAATGTGGAAGTATAATGTTCTATCATGTGGTTCGTATGCTGTTTGGAGTGGCGCATTACCAGTTCTACCTGCCCAATTACCTATACCTGAATTAGGATAATTCGTATCATCTATGTTTTCCCAATTGTAGTTCTCCCATGTAGGCCAATTGGCTGGTTGTGATACACCACTACCACCAAACATTTGTTGTAAGAATGTATTCGGTTGACCGGGATGATGTAATCCACCAGTGCCCATTGTTTCATTTTGGTATGATTGGATACGGTCGAACCCACTACGCACAATGATGTTACCCGGTATTGTATCAGCATCAGGTAATTGGATTTCCATGTTTGGTGACTTACCTGAACCTGCTAATGCTGGGGCCATACCTTCATCCGTTCTATTGTTCACATGTTTGAAATCACGAATGATGGTTCCGAATGGTGAGCCACCTTCGATTACATGCTCTTGACCTGTATCATCTACAACAGTTACAGATTCAAATTGAGTTTCTTCATTAGGTATGATAAGATAATCACCAATCTCATGTGGATGCATCTGTGCGAGTGAAGGATGTGCAAGTTCTTGTGCTTGGATAATAGGCATCATAGCACTATTGGTTGTTTCAAATGAGAAGCGACAGTTGCCATATACCGTTTCACCCGTTTTATATGTTTGAGCATCATGCCCGTCCATGCCTGAACCACCTCTCCATACCCACGGGATAGCACCCATACCGCGAGCGTTAGGTGCAGGGAGAGATAGGTTACCACCATCCATTCGCTTCCATACGATGTTCTCTGTTGTGAAATTGAGTGCAGGTATAGTACCTGAGATATGTGGGAAGGCTGCTGCTGCTCCTTCTATTGGCTTGTGGATACTTCTTTGTGGAGTTTTATCTGCCCCATCTACAGAAGGTATAGATGCTACTCTAGTACCACCCAACGCAGTAATATCATCATGGTATTGATTGGCGTATCCTAACCAATCTGTGCCGATAAACAAATCACCTGTTGGTGCTGCACATGCATCACCTTGTATGTTATCTGTAACGGCATCGACTTCTGCTCCCCATAGCATATTCGTCAATGCCGAAGCGTTATTGGTGGGGTTGTTTAGTGTGCTATGGATTTGCGCTTCAACATATGGTCCCGCATTTGCAGGTGCAGTGTATCGAGCAGCATTGTGAATCTTATGTGACCAATGTGTTGTCCCACTAGGTCGTACATCGGATGGTTCTGCTGGGTAGAACCATTGCATGGCTTCCTCTCCTATACGTGGAGGACCAGTCGCTGGTGAATCAGCATTAATCCAGATACTACTCATCAAATCACCATTACCAACCTGACCTAATCGGTCTGCTCTTGCGATGAGAGGTAGTTCTGCTTCATGTGAAACGACTACAAAGTGACGTTCATGTGTGCCCTTTGGTTTATCGTATGTGGTTGACCAACCTGTGGAATAGTATTCACTTGCACTAGCATCCGTGGCAGGGTCTGTTAATGTTAAATTACCAACATCGTCACCAGTACCTTGTCCACTATCGTCATTACCACCAATACCAGTAGTCGCGGGATAGTATCGATTTTGGTCATTACTATTGTGGCAACCCATTGTATTACCATATGGGCTGAATCCAAGATATGCATGCCATGCACCAAGACCTCGAGGAATAGTCCAACAACTTTTCAATGGGTCATATGCTGCACCGACGGAGTTCAACATTGAGTATTGATTACCTGCCCATCCTACTGCACCAATAGGTCGAGTGCGGTCTACTGCATCATGAAGACCATTGAAGTGAACCATCGTTGCAGCCAATGCGCTGGTTCCCATTTGACTACTATTGTCTAATCCCAATGCTGTCTTCTGAGATTGTGTATATGCTTGTGATGCAACGTTGGCGAGACCTCCATTGTCCCATCGATGATTTCCAGTCTTGGTCCAGATAAACATACCTTGCCCAGTAGTCACATCTGCATTGGGTCCAACTCCCATCGATGCACAATCAAGATACTTTGAACCTGCATAACTCCAATATGTATAGGCACCACTGGTGTATAACTCCTGATAACCAATATCGTAAGTCGGGTCTTCGGGCACTCTTAAACCAGTACGGAAGTTCTGTGCTAAATAGAATGAACGATTGTATCCATTAGATGCAGTACCAGAAATCGCAGGGTCATCTGCTGCTGATACTCCACGATAAAAGAAATACAATCCTCGAATAGTGGAAGCGGTATGGTTGATACCAGTAGCAGCGCTTGGGAAAGTCGGTGAACCACCAGCAGCATATTCAGCAGTACCCGATACACCGAACTTAGTAATCCAATGCCCTGATGTTCCACCCACACCTAAGAATAGTCGACCTGAACCATATGGTGCGATTTCATATGGGATTTTATTCGCTGCTGTTCCATTAGGTCCGATACCAATAGTGAACTCTTGGTCCGCTGCTCCTCCACCCCAATGAGATACAGTACCACCATGACCATTTGTTCCACCGGGCACACCATTGTGCATATAGGAAAGATGGTCGTTTCGACCATTCAAACCACTACTACCTGCTGTCGCATCCATTGGTAATTTGACCCATGAATATCTATCTTGCTTGTGAGCGTGTTGGAATGTAGGTAAGAACGTTCCACCCATAGCACGAAGCGCACCAGTCCCCGGCCATTCGTTGATAGCAGTGGATAGAATGGTTGCAAGTTCTTCTGCGTTTTGGACCCGTGTAGCGTCAACGACAATTACATCTCGGTCGACATCACCTAGGCCACTACTAGCCCAGTCATCTTGACTGTATCCCCAATTAGATTTCAATGATTTCAACATCGGCCCTGCTACTCGATACATGGAAGCGTTATCCCCAACTCGGATAGGTGTGTTAGGTCCATTGGGTTCGGTTGATTGAATCCAAGCCACTGTTTGTTTCCCGAAGTTCTGTGGGTTTCTTACTACACGGTCATCAAAGAAATGGCCACCGGGGGCTTGTCCACCATCACCATGCCAACAGTATTCATAGAACTTGTGGGACAATTTACTACCGTCGACTATATCGGCTTCGTTTGAAACATCACCAACCCACGGTGTCCCTGCATCATCCACAAATGGACCACTAGATTGTAGTTGCGCTGCACCATTTTGGTATTGGGTTTCCGTTTCAAATGACCTGTGAGAAAATGGTGCGAATGGATGTGCATTACCGGGACCACCCCTTGACCATATATTCGATGGTGGTGGCATCCCTGTGGCTACATCGTGTCTTATGAAATGGTCATTGAAATACAGACCATATGTTTGTAGTTGGTTGTATTGTTGGTTAGGGTCACCTTGTGCGGGTTCCCAATTATCTACTGCTTGCCAATTGGTTTGGTTTTGAGCATGATATGCTACACTTCGTGGGAGGAAACCAACAA